TCGCACCTTTACGCCCTTCAATGAAATATTGAAGGAGGTCTTTCCAGTCGTTACGCCTCTCTACTGTCCGCGTCACTTGAATACCTATAACACGGTATTCAAGCGTTTGATGCTCCGCGTTCCACCTTCTGCCTCTCGGCATTAGATAGTTCGCTGCGTTGAACGTGAAGAGACGGACACACCCAAGGTTGCTTCGTGTAACTGGTAACAGTTTTACTAGTGAACGTGGTACTCGATTGTCCATCCATTCGGATAGGCACCACAGTCCCATGCGGTAGGCGTTATTACTAACCTCTACCCACGAAGGCACCTTAGCGAGGCCCTTGTCCTTGAGAAACAATGAGCGTAGATACAGAGGGGTCACTTCGTACCCTTTATATGCATCCATACCGCATGATTCACGGAAGTTTCCGTGCTTGTGCGTTTTAGACTCATTGACCTTCAAGCCTAATAAGGCAAGAAGCTCCTCAAGGTAGCGACATGCACGTACGGGGATAATGATATCATCCCCGAACACCTGGATATCAATGGTGGCATTAGCCATCCGTTGATATGTGCACTCTTCCGGTTCTAGTCCTCCCTCGTACAACACAGCTGCTAGAGCAGCACCTGCGTAGACGAGAGATTGAACGGGAAAAGTAACAGCACTACCCATCGCGGCAAACTTGCTCAGATGGATAGTACCATGATCGGGACCGCAATCTACAGCTGTAGTCCGAGAGGAATACAGTGCAAACAACAAGTCGGGGTTGTGACGAAAGAATCGTTCAACCGTCCAACATGTTAAGCGGTCGGAAGCTGCCGATAAATCGACAGTCGCTCTATCACCATGTTTCGAGGCCGATAAGGCCTGTACTCGTGATGGTTCCTGATCATGGAAGTTAACCATGCACCGCCCGAATTCGGTCATGTTAGTACGGAAGTACTGCATGATCGCCTGCTGGCAGTATTGGTTAGCTGTTGGCTCTGACGCAATAACTCTAGGCTTCGATAGTGTCTTTGGGACACAAATTAGCTTCGAAGCCTGAGTTACTCCCCACCAATCGGGTAGGCTGTCACCTGCACAATCGTGCACGTGACTCGCCCAGCCGTTCGGAGGGAATACCCAGGATAATTTCTGGGGCCAATTAGGAAAGGTGTACTTATCCTCTCCAATTGACAGGTCAGAGACCGCACCGGGCCCATGTTTTGGTCTGTAGTCATCCCAGTCAATATAACGTGACTGAGGGACGATCCACCGGGAGACATAGTCAAATATCCTGAGAAGACGACTGGTTTCATCCAGTTCGGAGAAAGCGAGTTGCTTTCTTGAGTAGAACTCGGACTCGAAAGTCTGAGGGTTCTCATCATTCCAGGGTAGACTAGGCCAACGGCAATCGTTGTCAGTATTAACGAAATCGCT